TACCGCAAATCATATTGAGCAAAATAGCATTGATGCTTATGGTTACAATAAAAATGAATTAGTACAAAAGACCTGGAGTTTGCATAGTAATAATGTATCTGGTTATACAAATGGAAATAAAACTTATTATATAAACTTATGAAAATACTTTGTATAACTTCTGCCAACTCTGGTGTCGGCTATCATAGAATTATGATGCCAATAGTTAATATGGAAAAAGAGTACGCACTTATTACAGACGTACTTAATGACGAACTACTTGAGCAAGGTTGGGATATTGTGCTTATGAATAGAATGCTTAACGAGATTGATGCAAAGCAAATGGATACTTGGCGCACTAAGTATGGTTTCAAGTTGGTAGTCGATAATGACGATTACTGGGAACTTAGCGAAAGCCATTTGTTGTATTTAAGATATAAGTACAATAACATAGGTAAACTAATTACCGATTATTTAGAAGTTGCAGACCTATGCACCTGCACACACGAAAGGTTGGCAAGTGAGATAAGTAAATACAATAAGAACGTACACATATTACCAAACGCATTACCTTACGGCAAAGAGCAGTTCCAGGATAACAAGACCGAAGATTACAAAGTAAGGTTATTTTGGTCAGGTAGCGGAACACACGAAAGAGATTTAGAGATACTTAGGCAGCCGTTTAAAAGGCTACAAGGTATGAACATAAGAACTGTAATAGCAGGTTACAATGACGGGGAGAAACCTATATGGGATAAAATGATAGATGCTTTTACTTGCGGACTAAAGCTTAACCCTACTATCTATAACTACGCTAAGGTTACAGAATATATGGGGGCTTATACGGATAGCGACATTTCAATTATCCCATTGGTAGATAACAAGTTCAATGCTATGAAGTCAAACCTTAAGGTATTAGAAACGGCTGCTAAAAAGAACCCTGCTATTGTTAGCTATGTCAATCCGTACTTAGATATGCCCGTGCATTATGTTAAAAGCCAAAAGGATTGGTATAAACATATAAGAGATTTAGTAAGCGATGCGGATATGCGTAAGGAAAGCGGACAAAAGTTATTTGAGTTTTGCCAAAAGAACTATAACTTTGACGAGATAAATTTAGACCGAAAGTATATTTATAGTAAACTATGCCAGTAATAAAATGCTCTAACGGGAAATATAGAATAGGCTCAGGGGGTTGTGTTTACGATACCGAGGAAAAAGCTATGAAGGTTTGGAAGGCTATTCTTGCAGGTGGCAAGTTTGCCGAAAGCTATACCGATTACCCAAAAGCAGCAAGTGAGAACGCACAAATAGCTATTAACTATGCAGAAGAGAATGGTTGGGGAAGTTGCTTAGAGGCAACAGGAAAGGCGAGGGCAAGGCAATTAGCTAATAGAGAACCAATTAGTAGAGACACGATTTCAAGAATGGCATCTTTTGCAAGGCATAAACAACATAGCGATAGAAAATTAGGAGATGGGTGCGGTCGATTAGCTTGGTTAGCCTGGGGCGGAGATGAGGGCGTTGAGTGGGCAAGTAGAAAACTAAAAGAAATTGACAGTGAATAATTACAAAATATATGCTTTAGCCGATAATTTTTTAGGTGTAAGATATATTGGCTTGACTGCAAAAGATTTAAATTATCGATTAAAACAACATTTAAAAGATTATAGGCACAATTTTCATAAAGTTAATTGGGTTAAAAAATATCGTAATGAGATTAAAATAATGCTTATAGAAGATGCAATAAATACACTTCAGGAAGCAAAAGAAAAGGAGATTTATTATATACAATTATTCAAAACTATTGGCTGCAATTTAATTAATGCAACAGATGGCGGAGATTATTGTTACAATAAAGGAAAGGTATCTAAAACTAAAGGCATCTATAAAGTATCTTACGATATGATTAGCAAATTAAAAGAAGATTATAGTACAAAAAAATATTCACAAAAGGACTTATCTTTGAAATATAATATATCTAAAAGTTCAGTAGATAGGTACTTGAAATATAATTTGCATAGTTAATTTTTTTAAACAATTATTATTAATCAACGAAAAAAATTAATGGGGAAAGTATGCAGAAACACACACAAATTTATTTGCAGGGAATGGGGTATAAAAAAACGGACTTCATTCCTTGCGAAGTGTGTGGCTCACAAGCGGTAGACATACATCATATTGAGGCGAGGGGTATGGGTGGCAGCAAAGACAAAGACACGATTGAAAACCTAATGGGTTTGTGTAGGAAATGCCACATAGAATACGGAGACAAAAAACAATATAAAGAGTTCCTAAAAGACATACACGCAAAGAATTATGGCAAAGATTAAAGAGAACAATAACAAAGTTAGTTTTGGCAAACGCAAAAGAGGCTCTGCAAAGAAGTCCTTTAATAAGCACACGCCAAGAGAAAAAGCTTATAGAGGACAAGGCAGATGAGAAAGCTAAACGCTATATGGCTACTCCTTACCCACAAAGCTTACTTCCTTGCGGTATGTAAGACGGGTAAAAACGGAGACGATATGACTACCATAGGACATTACACCTACGCTATGGCAGAAACTTTAATTAATAAGCACATAGCAGACGTAGACACTTACTTAGATCAAGAAGATGCTTTAGACGAAGCCAACGATATAATAAACGGAATACTATGATTTTACTATCAAGCCAAGTAGAGAGCATAGCCTCACGCAAAGACAAAACAATCAAGCTAACTTTAGCAACCCAGGAACTAAGTCCTAAAGATGCAGCTTCTTTGTTTCAGCTTAACCAACAGTTTTGCTACTTAGCAATTAAAGAAGAGCCGTTTAGTAAAGAAGAGCAAGACGTAATAGAAAACCTAAAGGCTGACCCTGACACCTTTAAGACACCGAGCCAAAGATTAAGGGGCATCTTATACAAGACATACGAACAAGACAAAGAAGGATACAAAGATTTTAACACATATTACTTATCCGTAATGGATAGGATATGCCAACACTATAAAAACAAAATAGATGGGTAGGTTTAAACTTATAGAGACACCAGAATTAATGCTTCAATACTTTAACGAGTACGCAGAATACTGCAAAAGCAATCCTATTAAAGTACACGATTTTGTAGGCAAAGACGGAGACGAAGTTTACAGATTAAGGGAGAGACCTTTGACAATAGAAGGCTTTGAGAACTTTTGTGCAGACAAAGGAATTATAGGAGATTTAAGCCACTACTTTGCTAATACAAATAATGCTTACGCAGATTTTTTAACCATCTGTTCGCATATTAGGAAAAAAATAAGGCAAGACCAAATCGAAGGGGGTATGGCAGGGGTTTACAATCCAAGCATAACTCAGCGTTTAAATAGCTTAGTAGAGAAGTCAGAAAACAAACACGAAGTAAGTGAGATCAAAATAACTTACGATAAGTAATGCAAACAATAGGTCTAAGCTTACATAAACCACACCCTGCACAAAAGCAAGTAATCGACTGCGAAAGTAGATTTATTGTAATGATGGCAGGGAGAAGATTTGGCAAGTCCTTGATTAGCCAAACGATAAGCATAGATACCGCAGTTAATAAAAAGCGTGTAGCTTACATTACCCCTACTTACCAATTAGGAAAGATATTTTTTAAGGAAATAGTTGATCTATTACCATTGGAGATATACTCTAAGAATGAAAGCGACCTGGTTATTACTTTTATAACGGGTGGCTCAATTCGTTTCTTTACTGGGGAAAGGTTAGACAATCTTCGTGGTTTAAAGTTTCACTTAGCCGTAATAGACGAGGCTTCCTTTATACCTAACCTTGAAGACGGGTGGCTAAACTCGATAAGACCTACCTTAACGGACTACAAGGGTAAGGCTATATTCTTAAGCACACCTAAAGGTAAAAACTACTTCTTTAGTTTGTTTAGCAAAGCAGAACCCGATTGGCAAAGCTTTAAGTTTACTACATACGATAACCCATATATTGACCCACAAGAGATAGACGATGCCCGTAGGCAATTACCAGAGGTTGTATTTGAGCAGGAGTATATGGCAAACCCTGCCGAGAACGCAGCAAACCCATTCGGAAGCCAACATATACGCAAGTGCTTACACCCGGTTACAACAATGCCGATTGTAGCTTATGGGATTGACCTTGCGAAGTCAATCGATTGGACTGTAATAGTAGGCTTAGACGAAGATGGAAACGTGGCTTATTTTGACCGCTTTCAAATGGATTGGCACAATACTAAGCAAACTATCCTTAGGCTGCCTAAATGCCCTATCCTTGTCGATAGTACGGGTGTTGGCGACCCTATCCTTGAGGACTTACAACGTGAAGGGGTAATGATACAAGGCTTAAAGTTCACAAGTTCAAGTAAGCAACAACTAATGGAAGGCTTACAGGCTGCGATACATCAAGGTAAGATAGGCTACCCCGAGGGAATAATAAGCCAAGAGTTAGAAGTATTTGAATATATGTACACGGCAACGGGGGTAAAGTACTCCGCACCTTCAGGCTTTCACGACGATGCAGTAATGGCTTTGGCTTTGGCTTGGCAGAATTTCAGCCTTAAACGTGGCACAGGTAGGTATGCCTTCCTATAATTGCAACAAGGTTACAAAAATAAATTTGGTGGATTGTGTAGAACTTGTATATTTGATTATTATTTAAACAAAACACAAACACAATGAAAAAAGAAACCGCACAACTTTTAGCCGTATTTTTAGTAGCTTGTTACCTTATTGGGCAACTTCAAGACATCTACTCAAAATGATCTACACTATTTGCCTTCTGCTAATTGCAACAGGTTTTGTAATGGCAGCTTTAACTGACTACACAATTAAAAACTATGACCCAAAGCACAAAAGAATATATAGACAAATACTACGCAAGTGAGCCGATTAGTATAATGATGTCTAACATAGATGCGACTTACTTAGAGATACTTACCTACTGCAACGAGAAGGGTTACGAACCTTCTAAACGTAGATTAAGGAAACCAGAACATAAGTCAGAAATCGGCTTTTTTGACATAGATAATTACAAACCCGAAACAATATGAAAACCGCAATGCAAGAATTAATGGAGTATCTTGATGAGACAATACCAAAATCAATTAAAGAAAAATATCTTGAAAAAGAAAAAGAGCAGATAAAGCCATTGGTTGATGCACTTGAAGATATTATTAATTGGAATGAAGATTTAGAAGAAGATTGGGGAGATGCAGGATATAGAGCAAAAGATGCACTAGAAACTTATAACCAAAACAAATAACCTATGGAACTATTTACAATTTTAGAAGAAGAATCAGGTACAATACATACTGTTGCAGCTGAAACATTAAGTAATGCTTATAAAATAGCAAGTAAGCATCAAGGAATTTACCCAAGTATAAAATCATTTACACAGTATTCACCTGATGTTCATGGTGGGATAGACAAATACAGAATTTGCTGTAATACTGCATATCATAAAGAAATATAACCAAAACAAATAACCTATGTTTGAAACAAGTTTTATCCCACAAGGATGGGAATGTCCTAAATGCAAAAGAGTTTATTCTCCTACTACAAGTATGTGCAGTCATTGTCCTCAACATACACAAGGAATAGCAACCACAGGGACTAGTACAAGTACCACTTATTCACATCAATTTGAATCAGATAAAAAATCTTCAAGTAAAACTAAATGTAAGATATGTGGTTTAGAAAAATGGCAACACCCACTTCGAGTATATGAGTGCTAAGTTTAACATTAGAGAAGTAGGCGTTAAGTATGACTTTAGCAAATGTGAAAGTCCTGCATACGATGAGATATTAAGCGAGTATAATAGCGCAGCTAAAGCCAAAAAGGATATGGAAGAGTTCCTTAAAAAAGTACCGCATCAAGGACTTGACATTATTAACGGAGTTACTGGCGAGGTTACAAAGGTTTACCCACCTGCTAAGAGTAGCACAACAAGTGTAGCCGTATCATTAAAGTAATAAAAATATTGTACTTCTTTGCAATTTGCTTACCTTTGGCAGCGTTAGCTTACATAGGTGGGCATCTTGCTTATGAGCTAATGTTAAAACTAAGAAAATGACTTGGAACGAAATCACAGTTTGGCAGTACCAACAGATTTACCCGATAGTTACTAAGCCTGAGAAGGATTGGACTACCTTAGACGTGGAAAGTAAGTTAGTCGGTATAATCTTTAACCTTACGGACACCCAGGTAGATAGCCTAAGCGTAAAGCAGTTTAACAACCTAAAGGCAACCCTTGACTTTTTAGATGATAAGATAGAAGGGAAGCCGGTTAAGTACACCGAAGTAAACGGCAAACGTTACAAGTTTATTTATGATGTGCAACAGATCAAAGCAGCCAGATACATAGAGAGCAAAGTATTTAGTACCGATTTAGTTGGTAACCTACACAAGTTAGCAGCTTCAATGGTTATGCCTCAGCGTAAAACCTGGTACGGCAAATGGGTAGACGATACCTACGATGCTGCCAAGCATAGCCAATATGCCGAGGACTTACAAGGGGCTAATTTTATGCACGTTTACCAATCCATTGTTTTTTTTTATCAAGTATACAGAAATTGGATAGAAGTTTCACAGGCTTATTTGATAAAGGAGATGACGAACAAGGGAATGAATTTGGAACAAGCGCAAGAGGTGGTTCAAATTTTATGCAGCACTTTGGATGGCAGTATTGCGCCAAATCTGTTGCCGACCACGAAAATATCACAGTTGACCAAAGCTATGA